AATTCTAAAGTTACCACCATCACCAGAGAGTGCTGCCCATTTATTTTTAAAGTCCTCTGTTCTTTTAATTACAGGGAATGTTGTAAGCGTATTATTCGACTTGATCTGAATTTGTAGCCCGTTAGTCGGTGTTATATTCTGAGCCAGGAATTGCCCAAATTTTACCCCGTTACCCTGGGCATCAAAAATCATAGACTCAATAAATAAGTCTGAAGTAGCTGAAGCTGGTATTGTGAAGTCTACAGGAGTAACGCTGCCGTTTTGTCTAATATCTATTCCGTAGGTTACGTTAGAAGCCTCTTGAACGAATAAATCTTCTAGTTCTTTTGCCGTAACCGATACGCTGCCAGAAATACCAAACACACCTAGGTTATGAGGAGAGTCCGGGTCTCTAGTGATTGATATTGGCTTACTTCTACTCTTAAGCGTATTGAATGGCACCGTAACTGAAGCGGTCCCTGTAGTTGTAACTGTGAAGTCATTAAGATTAGGTCGCTCTACAAACTCACCGGTGAGAGAAAACGCTGTAGCACTAATATGAACCATTGGCCTATCTGTGACCTTGAGCGCTTTAAGATCACACGTCGTCTTAAATGTTGAGTCTAGATTTAGCTCGCTTACAATTCTATCTCTTAACTTAAACTCATCACCGACTTCGCCAGCCAATACAGTGAAAACCTTCGTGTATGAAGGATAATCAGCATCTGGAGAAGTTGGATCGTTATTCGTGCCAGCGACATATATCGTGATCGTGCTGCCGGCTGAGCCTGTATTATTAATCGTGAAGTACGCATCTGGCAGAGGATCAAAACCAAACGTAGAAGTGACGATAACTTCACCGATAGTTAGAAGCCCATTTCTACCAAACTGATCCTGAATAACAGCGGCTCTTAAACCTGAACTAGTTTGACCGTCAGCTATTACCGCTACTGATTCATCTAGTGTAGTTGTGAGGTTTGAGTCTTCTAAGCCTGCCATTTAGTATTACTTCGATTTATTCTGAGCAATTGCTACGGCTCTCATCTGACCCTTGCGATGAAGTTGACGTTGATATGCTATTGCTTCGGCTTCAGTATCAAACGACTTTTTTGCTTTTTCTTGAGGATCTCGCTCCGCTTTCGATAGCTTTACTTCCCACTTCTGACCCTTCTTTTCTATCTTCGCCATCTTTAAACTCCTCTTTTTCTGCGGCTTTTTTAGTCTCCGCCATATTTTGGGCCGATAACCACTCAAGCGCTCTAACCATTCTGACCATATCAGAACCGCTTACTGTGAAAGTGCCCTTAGATATTTGCTGAATTAAAAATTTAACGTATTCATTTGGAGTCGGAGTCATGAAAGAAATCATGGCCCCGACTCACAAATTTTTCAAGCTATTATGCTAATTCAAACACGCGAACAGCTTTTGATGCAGTTCCACAGATACCATAAAGCGTAACGCCTTGACCGATCTCAAGAGACAGTGTTGCGCCTTTGTCAATTTGCAAACCACTGCCGACAGTAACGCCAGTTGGTCCAACGTATACTGGTTTGTCAGATACGTTCTGAATAATCATGCGAGTACGACCGGCAAGCGCAGTAGTTGGCAAAGCAACTTCAGTCAAACCAGTCGTAACTTCAACGCTAGCTGCGGCAATTGCAGGGGCATCGTTGATAAAAGTACGGCGATAACGGTCCATCGCCAAATTCCCTTTGTCGCCCGCTGCGATACTGCCCAAAGCGGCAGATTGATCATAAGCATGGCCGCCAATTTTCAGTGGGTCTTCTGAATCCACTTCGTCATCACCGACCATGTCTCCAACGAGATCAATGTCAGTAATAACTCTCAAGCGACCCTGAGCGTCAACTTGCATTGGGGCATAGTCGCCATCGGCACTAACGAGTGAGCCTTGCGCGTCTTTTCGAACAGCCAAGATGAATTGACCATTGTCGCCAGTGGTGTGGGCGTCATCTTCAGCAAAGATACCGCTATCGGCTCCGCCAACGAGGTTAACGTCGAGGGCTTCTTTGCCTCCGATGTTTGTAGAGCTAATCAAATCACCGTCGCTACCTGCACGGAGATAAGAACCGACATTTGGCGAAGCGTCGGCTGTAGCTACTGATGTAGAATCAAAAATAAGACGATCTAGTGTTAAAGCACTCATGAGTTAAAGATTCCTTTCTTTAACTTATTTTAAGCCCATTCCACGATCTCAACAATTTGTGACGCTTTATTTGTCTGAAAGTAAATTGAACCGCTAAATGAAATTAAATCCTCTGAGTAAACCGCTCCGGCTGGAACGGTTAAGTAAGTTGTAGCGGTGTCTCCACTATTGAAGGCAACTCTCATCGTAGCGTTACCTCTGACCTTGATTGTGAACTTAACTGCAGAAGGCCCTAGGGCTTGCGAAACCTCAGTGTTAGCCAAAGGCACCGAGACGTTATGGATGGTCGGGGTAAAGCCCGCTTCGAGCGTAGCCCGTCCTCTGAATACACCTGTTATATTACTCATTTGGTTAGGCTATCTCTAGCACTTTGATCTTAACGGTTTTGCCGGATTCGGCAATAGCGAATATGGAGATGACGTCGGTGACGTCTAGATTGAAAGATTCGTTTGGTCCAACTTCAAAACCTGCGGTTGTTCCAAGGCTTCTATCTGCAGTTACTCCTAAAGTAGGGCCACAATAGATAGTCTCGGCCTCATCGAGGTTCACTATCGAGATTGCGTTTCTGTTTGCTAAGGCGGTAGGAGGGATAGCTCCGGCAACGTCGGTCACGTTCATTGTAGTGACCCTAAAGCCCTCGTTAAGCCCACTAGGGACGGTGTCGATCGTCCCACCACTGATCTCTGTGACGGTTCTAACAGCGGTGTCATTATTCTTGTTGAGTGTAAACTTATCGTGCTCGCGATCTTCGAGCATCTCACGCAGAACCAAGTTTTAACTCCTGTTTCACGTCAATGTCGGCGTCGGCATAGAACCAGGCGACCCAGTTCTTGCCGTCCTTCTGAATACCAAAATACTTATGTTGCGCGCCGCGCTTAATATTATTAATTAGCATGGACCGCACCAACTCTTTTGGAGAAGGTGCGGTCAGAAACTGAGGAACATTTAGTATTCGTTCAGCCATGCTAATGGATCAATTAAGCAGCGGTACCGATGAGGACTTGGCGCTTGCCAGAATCCATGACTTTCGAACCGTAGAGTTCCCATAGCAAGTACTCAGTTGCTACGTTCGGAAGATCTCTCATTGATTCGAAGGTAGGTGCCTTCTGCATTGCGAAACCTACTGCCGACTTGTGGTAGTAGATCACGTTGTTATCTTCACAAACAGTGCTCATGATTACCTTAGAGCCGTAGAGCATACCGAGTTCACCGAGTTGAACAGGGTTAGCGCTGCCGTACTTATCAACATGAACGAAATCATCGATAGCGAGCAATTCCTTCTCGTGAAGTGGGTTAACAAGCAAGTAGCGATCCATTCCTGGGACCACTTGAGTGTTAAGCAAATAACGAGCATTCAGAATGTCTGACTTACCCAGAGTAGAAGCGTTGGCGAATGCAACTCTGTGATCAGGAGCAGCTGCCGAAGCGAGCTTCAACTGAACATACAGGTCTTTGTCAATTTGAAGAGCCAACTCAGCTGCCATTTCCTTAATGATTTCAGCTTCAACGTCCGGCATAGCTTGAATCGCAGCAATAGATTCCATGCGAGCCAAGATAGCCTTATGTTTAGCCAACGAAATAGCATCAACTGCGAAAGTGAGAACTTGTGCAGTCAATGCGCTATTTTCAGCCTTGTCGCCAGCTGCGAATTGGGTTCTTCGTGGGATTTGAACTTCTTTGGCACCCTTAACCGCGTAAGACGAAAAATCTGTTACGGTTGGGATCAAAAAAGAAGTTTGTTTCAATACGTCTTGTACAATACCAGCAACGATATCAACTGCCGTTGCTGATGTCTCTGTTACGCCAATATCTGCCATTTGAAATTACCTCCTATGTAATTCACTGGCCCGAATCTTTTTAAAAGCTTCGAGTTTATCTGTTAGTGACATGTCCTTGACGGTCCTAGGTTTCTCCTCAACCGTCTGTGGAATAGTCGTATGTATTACTGTTTTCTTTTGCGAGCCAAACATCTGTGGTTTTTGTTTTCTGTACTCTTCAATTAAAACTTCAACTCCATCCACTGTGTGGTTCTCCGTGTCGAATTCTACAAGATCGAGATTCCCCATCATGTAGACCGCCTCTGGGTCGATACAACCTGCCTTGGTTGCAGCTTCGACGACTGCGGTTTTAATTGTTTTCTGCACATACTTTTCAACCCATTGCTTCTTACTCTCTGATTCCTTCTGCCAAAGGTCTTTGTACTTACCTTGCTCAGCTAGTTCAGATTGTTTAGAGGCTTCGAGTTTAGATCGCAGCTCTTCTAATTCTTTTTTAGTCTCCTGAAGTCTAGACTTATAACGTTTTGATTCTTCTAGAAGACGAGCTTCAGTCGAACTAGACGTTTTTGCCTCAACTTCATCGACCGGTGCCTTCGCATCCTTAACTTCGGCATTCGCCTCTGGTTTAATATCCATTGTAATCGCCTTTCGGTGTTGTTTCTAATCTCTGTGTCATTTTAGTAACTGTTTCAAGTTTTTTTCAAGGTATTCTGTGACTTGTGCCTTTATTGAGTCAAAAATACTACGTCTAAGTGTCTCTTTACCCTCTGGAATGATTGGTCTTTGCGCTTGGTTGTTGTGTCCTTCGCGGTGTCCTTGCTCTTTGTCGTCAGCATCGCGGTCGAATCTTTTGTCAAACCCAACTCTTGGTAGGAATGAACCTGACTGAAGCTTCGGTGCTAGAGATCTTAAAGAGTTTAGGAATTTACCAGATAGTTTAAGGTTTACAGGCGATAGTGACTTACCTGAAATCCTACCAGATTGAATTCTTTTTCTATAACCGCCACGATAAGCAGAAAAGTTACCCTTACCTGCTATTGGGCTACTACCAGACGATATAAGTTCTTTCATTCGATTTGCTACGATTGAGCCAATATCTTGAGCTTGTTGTTTATTTAGCCCAACTTTAGTAGCAGTAATATTCTTAATTCTAGTAGTTAGCTTTGATGTATTGATCTTTACGTCAATCGCCATCGACGATCTCGTTTACGATCTTAGCTATTTTCTTGATGATCTTCTGATCAAAGTGCTGACCCTTCGTTTCGTCTGGAATGAATTGTCGTTCTGGTAGTGGCGAGTTACCAGAGAAATTATTATGCCCGTCCGCTTTACCTTGTTGATCATCACTCACTGTGACTCTGAGTTTATTCCCAAACTGGCCTACCTCTAGAGACGACATCAGGTCGCCGTCTAATCGGAGATCAGAATAAGAAGCCCCCCCTTGAGCCTTTTTCTTCTTTAGGTACGACTTAGATAAACTTCGTTGCCAGTCGCCATCTTCAACGGGCGAAGTCCCACGCTTAGTATATGCAAGTATTTCTCTCTCTAACATCTCGGCGACAGACGTGATGACGTCCTCTCTTATTGATTTCGGTACTCGCTTCTTAACGCCTGCTACGATTAGCGGATCGAAATCAAACTTCACCTTGCGATTCGCCATTTATATCTTCATCCTCTTTGGTCATGCTATCCTTGGCGTTTATGTCTCGTCCTATAATGTTATCTATTTGACCGGATCGCTCTATGGATATTTCTTTCATTTTAGTATCGATTTGATCATCAGTCATCTCTGGGTTGAGCATCTTAATCGCGTCGATCTTCGTGATGAGCCCAAGCGCTAGCATCCTCTCGATGTCGTCTAGCTTTTCTTTGTTAGACTCCATCGGGCGAATAGATGGGAATACAATGTTAACTTCTAGGTCTTGGCTAAACATACCCAGTGCCGCTGCGTCTTCATCAAGAGCACCGTTCTCGTATAGATAGTTATGGTATTTTGCTATTACCTGCCAAAGTTCTGACTCAGCTGTAGCAAATTTCGATTGCTTAGCTTGAATGTCCTCAAGTGTGTCGCTCATCGAGATCAGTGCGTGAAAGCCTGACGTGAAGTCACGACCTGATAGGGTGCCTCCGATAGATTTCGGGTCTAGAGAGTTAGTTGAAAGAAGTAATCCCAAGATATCTAGTAGTAGGTTCTTATACTCTTCAATTGGTGGGTTGTTCTGAACGTACTGCATCTCTGGTTGTGGGAGTCCAGAGTCAGGTTGCTGTTTCAACCAGACGATTTTATTAAGCCCAATAACGCTATTTTTAGGCTCTTCTATCGACTTAATTACCATCTGCCCCCAACCCTGCTGCTTCGAGATGGTGAGTAAATCAGAGAACCCTAACTGTAGAGCCATGGTCAGATCGATCATATCGTCGCCATACATAGCCCAGAACTCGTTATCGCGATCCTTGGTTAGGTTAACAAATGGAGCAACACCGAGTGGGTTTAATGTCGCAATCGATGGGTCAATACCTTGTGGAATAATTGGGTTACCTTCGCTATCGCAAAGAAAATGTTCTTCATCAGACCAGAAAATATAATTCCTTTTTATTTCTGGGTGTTCGTTTGAATCTACTTGATCGCCTGCGGACTTGTTTTGAAGAATGCGATTATACGATTGAACACCTGTAGCAGACGGAAGATCTGAATCAGGGTTAACCTCACCCTCTTCAACGAATGAGTTTAGAATCCAGTACTTTGCTTTCGTTTGATCGAACTCATCAGGAGCTACCGAGTAGTTATAAGCTGGCAGGATGTAGAGACAGAGTTTACCGTTTTGTTTAGGCATGACGTAAGCAGGTGCGTTTGAGAATAACTCCAAGTAACGATCCCACTTTAGCATGACGTCGTTTAGTTTTAGTTCATTCACATAGAAATCAATAAGTGCCTGATCGGATGGTAATTGCGCGTATCGTGAAGGTGCTTTCTTGAATAGACCCGCTTTTTTGTCACAGATCTTCTTGAGTAGGTTGATGGGACAGAGACGCATCTCAGGAATCGACTCAGGTCCGAACTCGCGTCTAAGTTGCTCGATGAGAAACGACCGACCGCCGTCTTTGTAAATTCTGTGACGCTTAAGGTAGGCAGTACGTCTTGTTTTCTCTGCCTCGCCGTTAATCTCTGCAATGATTTGTTTAATCTGATTAATGTTTGCCATTTAGTTCCACCTGCTCAGTGAGCCGAATTGCGGTTGGTTGACGCTATCGTCCATCCTATTAATGAAGAAGTAGCGTAGAGCGTCATTGATATCATCATCCTTCTTGACTGGGTTCTCGTTAACGATACTGCCATTTTTCTCAGGATACACGTACTGCCTCATTGAGTCGATTAGCTTAGGGCATTTCGGTTCATTCACGAATAGCCTGATCTGCCCTGTCATGGTCTTGATGTGGTTTCGTACGAGTGTAATGCCCTTCTGAACCGGGCTAGAGCGGTACTTGAAGTGAATCGAGCGCTTGGGGTCTCTAAACCACTGAACGTTAGATCTACCCGTTTGCTCGCGCTCTTGGTTACCTGCGATATCGCAATAGTATTCTGATATTTTGTATGGCTTAGAGATCATGATCTCGTAGAGCTTTTCTAGAGTTACCTTCGATTGACAGAACTCATCGATGACGTAGACGGTGTTTGTTTTCGTGTCGAGCTGAAGCCAAAGAACAGCAACGGGGTGAGCCCAACCCCAGTCGACTGACACATAAGTTGGTAGCTTATCGTCGTATGGGTATAGGCCACAGTTACTCTCAGAGAAATCGTCGTAGACCAGGTTTGTAGCGGGCGTATTCCAATCGATCTCAAACATCGCTCTAAATGTGCGAGGAGATAGAGTGGCCTTCATCCGCTCTAACTCTTCTTGCGGGAAATGAGGGTTATCTTTCGTAAACCACACCCATACTCTTGAGTCAGGGAATTTGTTTTCTATAAACGTCTTGTATATCCAGTGAGCTTTAGGATTCACGATGTTTGGCCCGAGCGACCCTTCGATAGTTATCGTCCCCATCGTGTCTGATGTTCTGGCTAGAGACTCAAAGAACACCTCTTCGCCACACTGAAACGCTTCTGTTATGAATATGTGATTTAGTTTCTCACCCTCCATGCGAGAGATCTTTTCGCCAGAGAAACTCTTGATCATAGTGTTATTCGTTTGCCACGTCATGATCTGATCGGACTTATTAAAGTCCTCCTCAAAAGGCTTAGCGAACTTACGAAACTTAGGCCAGACGAGACGTCTAAGCATCCCTTCCGTGGGGGCGATGATTCCTATCTGATATGGGTCGCGTCCGTTATCGTTATAATTGGGCTGTTTTTCTGCCTTTAGAATCGTATCGATGTAGCAGGCCTCGCTCTTGCCAGATCTTTTGGCACTGCAGATCACTCTTATTCTGTGGTCATCCTGAATAAATTCTTGTTGAGCAGGAAACGGTTCAAATATTATTGCCATTAGACTTTAAGTCGTTAACAGCTTCTTTAAAATTGATCACAAGTTTTTCGTTCGACTGAGTCTCTTGTTTAATTTCTTGTTTCTCACTCATGCCTAAGTACTGTTTTGAGAGCCAAATCATAAGGGTTTTGTCACCCGCCATAGCGGCTTCAAACATTTTGCGTCTGAGCGCAATTTTGCCGCGCCCGCGCTTTTGCTCGAAGTATTCAGCAAAAAGCATACCTTTATCGCGTTCAACTGCGCGTTCTATGGTGTCGATTGAACAATCGAACCAAGAGGCAATCTCTCTGAGAGAGCATTGAATATGGCAGAGTTTATCAAACTCAACCCAATTTATTTCTGTAAGTGGTCTACCACGCTTAGCCTCGGCCATCAGTCCTTCGACTCTCTACCCGATATCCATTCGGATGTTTACATTGTAACTCAGATTGTTATTCAAACGCCATTGGGACGACGACGAGTTGAAGATTCATGTCTCTGCATTCAGACAACTTCATAACGCTCTGAGCATCAGACTGTGGCACTTCAAGTGACACAAGCCAACCACCATCAACAGTGGTTTGTATCTTGCCCAGCGTCACTGTCATGGTTATTGTTTCTAGATCCACGCTTAGAAAATGGCCTATGATGCCACAGACCGCAAGACTTGATTTTACAGTTACCCACTTGTTCTTGAACATCTTCAAAGCCGACACAATCTAGACATTTGAGTTTAACTGATTCAGTCTTGCTACCCGACCCAGACATAACTTTGGCGGCGAGAAATCGTGCTCGCAGTGGTACCGCGTTGTAGCGGACCTTTTGAGAATCAGACAATTTAGCCTCAAAGCCAGCAATACGTGCCGCAACGAGAGCACGTTGTTCATCTGGGTCTAGTTGGGTGCCCCTTAGGTGTGCCGCTGTTCTCCCCCCTGATTTACGGTCGCTAACTGGCAAACTAGGGGTATCGTGGTTGTGTTCTGTCATGCGATATCGTCTATATTCCTAGACATACCAAGTCAAGTCCTTTTTGACACAGGTAACAAAGACACAACTACCATTCGCAACGCCTATTGTTATAATATTAGATATGAAGACAAGAGCAGAACTTTTAGAGGACTTTGAAAAAGCCGCTAAGGCGCAGTGGCAACGTGGTCGAGAACTCGGCTACGAAGGTGAAGAGCTTCTGAGTTTCGTTTTAAGAGAACTAACCCTAGACATAGCCTACTTGATTAAACAGCTCGAATAAGGCGTGGCGGTCCTGGTTAGACACAGTCAGCCAAGACACGCCCTACCCGAAAACATTCCATCGCTCGAGGCTTTTCATATGCACGATACGGGCCGTGTCTCCATTGACACAATTGCACAAGTAATGCGGTATGTTATTATGTTGGTATTGAAGGCGAGGCGTTATGAGAATGTTTATTACAGAAACCATGAGTAACGGCGAGATCAAAGAAACAGAAGTTTTCGATGTCGAAGAGTTCGGTCAAAAGATTATCGATGGTGTTTTCGCTTACCGAATCGATTACCTGTACTCACTTTCAAAAGCGGTACAGGAGACAAAACTCAAGACCTGTGAAACCAGCGCTGCCTGACAGTATCCAATTCCCAACCGTGTTGAACAAGCCAACGCCACATGGTGGGGTATTTCTTTGAAGCCGTGGTTAATCCCAACTGATGCGCCTCTGAATGGTGCCCCCTACAAAGAGCCATTAGGTTCGATATGGAGTTGTCTGCGTGTTTGCTACCACCGGACGCACCTCTTGTTTTGACGTGGTGGTGTTCGCCCAATCGCCCGCAAACTATGCAGTTCACAAGTTGTTTCAAAGGTAGTACCTAACCATTTCTCGCAAACCTGTGTGCAGTATCCTGATGTGCTGTTACGTAATGCATTATTGGGTGTAGTACAGTAATCTAATGGGCCACTTGATCGAAAGATCGGTGGCCAAATTATTAATGCGTAAATCCTTTATTTTCTTCAGCCCCATCAAGTAACTGCCTTGCCCACAACTGGAACGCTTCAATTGTGCATTTAAACTGATCTCTTTCAAACTCTCCTTGCGCATGCAATGCAATCGCTATCTTTTTAATTTCTAAATAGTCGTTTGGAGAAAGTCGACCCTCTACTATGCAATACTCCGTCGAGTTGTCTTCGTAGTCTTCATCATCCTCTTCTGACATAGGATCCACATTCCACCGTATACTGCGACGAAAACTCTTCGCGGTCTTTACACATGAGACACAGGCGATTGTATTTCGAACGTGAGTGAAACTTCTTATTACACTTGAGACAGTCTCGCTTAACTGTTTTAGAAACACCTTTTGCTCTTCGTGCTCCGCCTCGTTTCGCCATTAATTAAATTATGAGTTACTCGAACGGAATAAACAAAGGGGTGCGACCATTATTTAAAACGACACCGCATCCAAGGACGGGTTTATTCCTCATGTACTTACCGTAAGCAAAAGCAAAAGAGGCTTCATCGATGAGGCAACCCACGTTCATGGCCCATATGTTTTTCTTTATGTGATCAACTGCAGCGAAGGAATGAAGATGTCCAATGATCGTAGATATGGCTCCGTCAATTGCAGCATTACGATGTCCATCTTTACCGCTATAACCCATGCCGTGTATCACGCGAAATGGTTGCTTAGCTTCAACGATCCACTCTTCTTTCCAGTACCAACCTTTTGGAGCTTGAATAATTTCTTGGTAAGTTTTTAGTAACCGCTCTGGAATGCCTGCCTCTGATGCTTTTTTTAACCATCGTAATCCATGATTACTTATTGCAAGCTTCATTTCTGGAAATGCTTCATACCAGAGAGAGAGTTCATTGATTGATTCCTCTAGCTCTACAACAGCGCTTAGTTTTGTGTTTGGGTCTTTGCCGTAAGAGCTAGCGAAGTAGAAATCCAACTCATCGCCGACGTGAAAACAGTTTGCGTCTGGGATTCTGTATTCTTTTTTCACGCGCTGAACGAATTCGAGTGAGCGCTTATGTTGAAACGGAATTTGAGTATCGGAGATTACAAGATATCTATCGGGATGAATTTTTGTGACGATAGAAAATCCCCCTCACTTTAATTGTGAAGGGGAATTTCAATTCAACAAAACATTACAATAAAAAACAACAACCCACTTAACCCAGCTTTAAAAGACTAAACGAGGCTGCGCATTAGGTTTGCTTTATATATTACGTAGCCTATTTTTGGCTACCGCCAATTGAAACTCAACTGAGGTGTTTCGGCTTGATAGTTCTTCATAGGCAACCTGGTACTTTTTCAGAACGTCCAATAAGAAAATCGTGTCAGAGATAATGCCAATCTCGGCGTCTCTGTCATGCTCGTTACGTCTGATAATGAGTTCTATGCGGTGTAGTTCACCGTCCTTCAGTAGCTTCACCCGAATATTCTTGAGTGCTGCCATCGGTCTTGTCAACCAATTCGTTTGATATGGTTTGGTTTACGATCTTCCACTCTAGATAGAATTCGGTCATCTTTTCTTTACCGTGACACTTAAGACACTTCTGAAAGAACTCATCGTCCTTGAAGTTACCCGCTCTAAATAAATCATAAAGAAGCGCCTGAGTGGCCTCACTCTCTAAAGGGTTATCTCTTGCCCACCTCTGAGCATCAGCGAACTCTGTTTTGTCGGTCTCCGGAATATAGTTAATCCTGTGTAGTGGCTCATACCAAAGAGGTAGTCCCTTAGAAAACTCAGGAGCAGATAAGCAAGGGCAGCGAAAGGAATAAGGGGCACACTTACGTTGCCATCTATGCTCGGCCCAAAAGATTCCCTTACCGTCACAAAGGTTACATCTCATTACGAGTAAACCCTAAATTAATTTTTGGGATTGTGTTTTCAATACGATTTTTAATTATTTCACGTTCATACGTTACACGTTTAGCTTGATTTATTAACCCAGTAACTGTCTCTCGCCATTGAGCCTTTGTGCCCATCATTTGAGATCTATCGGCGGTAGCACATAAATCACTCCAACCGCCTTGCATTCGAATCAATTGCCAACCAACTTCACCAATGTAGTCTCGAGCCATGGCGGGATTAGAATGCCCAAATTTCGAAACAGCTCCCCAAATTTTTTCTGTGATTTGTCTCGCCTCGTCTTCAACACTTGGCATAGAGCCCTTTAGTTTTTGTTTCAAAATAGCCGGCAAAGGACAACGGGTTATTTTTGGGTCTTCAGTGATCTCGCGAAAAACTTTATTTAAAGCATCGACAGGGATATCCGCTAAGTCTTCAGCCCACATCTTTACCGTCATGTCGGCCAGTGTCTCCCGATAATAAGCGGCGATGGTGAGAACAAATTTTATGTGCTCATCTAGTTTTTTCATTTTTCGTCAGCCTTTCAAATTGTGCCTTCATTTGCTGCCCCTGGTTAGATAGCCTGGCATCAGAGGCGGTGTGCCAAACCCCAGTCGCAGCGTAAGCCTTCACCGAAGAAATATTTTGATACAACGCGGTAACGCTGTGGTGCGTTGTAATAAACCACGGATCTTTAAGTTCAAAGAAAAAAGGGATCAGCTTCGAGAGGGTATCCCCCCCGGCGCTCTTAGCTAGGGCGTTCAAAAGACCCGCATCCTTCGGAGTTATTACCGGATTAACTTGGTAAGTCTTTTTGTATTCTTCACAGTACACTGAAACACAATTTGGGATGACCTGAGGGCGCGAATGAAATGAGCGCGTAGTATTTGTTTGTTCTCTTGTTTGTTTACTTGTTTGTTCTCTTGTTTGTTTGGACGACATGGGTGTCACCGGGGTGACGACATGGGTGTCACCGGGGGGTGACATGGGTGTCACCGGGGGGGTGACATGGGTGTCGTATGGTTCATCGTCGTTTTTGAGGGGAGCGCACGACATGGATGTCACCCCTAAATCGTATTTATTGCACGACTTAAATGATCTGGTAATGGTCAAATATTTTAGTTTTTCAAGAGTAGTTATATGCCTTTGAACTTGTCTCTCGCTGAGTTTGGCTAACCTAGCTATTCTGGGGATAGCAGGCCTCATATCAGGGTAATGACTAAGTATGGCAATTAGGACTAATTTCTCTGACGCCGAGATGTTTTTTAGTTCGCACAATGCAATTCTAGTAACTAGTTCAAACTGAGTTTGTTTTTTCATGTTGATTTTGACAGGTAGAGTCGTATAAGATTGGGCCTCTGTTTTTTAGCAAAAAAATACTAACCCACGCTTTGAAAATGTCTAGTTTTCAGGTGTGGGTTTTTTATTTTCTATCCGTGCAATGTGAACTATTTGTTCATACCCGTCTCAACCCGACACCTTGGGCACAACTTCAACGACTCACTCGGGTGAAATGCCGTGCTGTCTGGGATTGTATAGCCCTCTCTCTTATACTGATTTAGTTTATTCCTTAGACAACGTATTGATAACCCTAAGCTTTCGGTTGCCTTTGTTCGATTCCAGTTATGTTTAGCGAGTGTGCTTATGATTAAGAATCTTTCAATCTCTTCGATCGTCACTTGATAATCGTAGCTTAGAATTAAAGAGTGACAATTCGATTCGCTATTAAGGGGAAACGCTGGCGAGTCACTCTGTTAACTGATCGGTCATTCTTTAAGCACGACCAAACAGCATTGGCCTTATGTGAATTACCTCCTGATAGAAGGATTCTTTTAAAAAAATCACAGATAAATCTGCAAAATATTATGCATGAAGTGTTTCACGCATTTAAATCTGAATGTTGTTTGAACAGTGCTGAGCTAGACTCGTCTCAGGTTGAAGAATTAATGTGTGATATTTTTGCTGAACACGGTGAAGAGGCTCTTGAATTGTCCCGTTGGATTCTTAAAGAAATAACAAAACAATAAATTACAGGAATCTACGAAACAGAATAAGACAATACGTTAGGATACACTAAAGAACAACAACCTAAGGCACATCAGCTTCAAAAACTGTGTTTAAATAACTTTGAATTTTGTTACGCGAAACCTTCCAAATGGACCTCCCTTAGAAACACGAAACGCTCCTATTCCAGCTCTCCGTCCAGCATCGTTCAATACTTGATGACAAATTTCTTGTGACAACAATTCTTCATCAATTTCTACAGTTGTTTTTACCTTCCACTTATCAAAACGTGGACGACAGATCGCAACTGCACCCTTTAGATGGTTAGTTCCTTTCATAATATCAACTTCAAAGTTTTTGATCGGCTCATTGCTGTCATCTAAAAGCGTTATGTTCATATCAAGCGGACGAAACACACCGGCTGCAATAGCCTTTAAAGATCTTTTAGAATTAGTTTGCCTGTAGTCACTAGCTACCGCTTTGAATGCACCACTTATGTATGTAGAAGGTATATAAAAAGAACCGTCTTCCGATTTATATGCGCCCTTTTCTGCAATCTCTCTCGGAGTTAATTCTTCCTTGTCCTGCTTTTTCTTCGTCTTCGCTCCAAGCAAACCAAACAAAGCCTCTTCGCTCATGCGGTGTTGAAGAAGTGCCGAATCTCCAGTCAACTCAACCTCTATGGTTTTCATTTGAACTCCTTTTAAATTAACAATACAAAACAGTACGAGACCGAACATAAACGCACCCTAAAACACATGACGCTAAGATACGCTAAAGAAGAGCACTCTAGTTCTACTTCGCCTCATATTTATGACGCACTTATACACAACTAGACGCTGCGTGTAAACTTAACAATTGTTAACGCTATTTAGGAGTGTAAATCTCTGCCAGCGCGTGGATTGGGTGGTCGGCTGGCTCCATTGGCTCAAACATGGCTTTAAATCCGCCCTGCCGCTCAATTTGCTTCAAGTGTGTCTTATAGATCCAAGTACGAAACCATGACGGTTTACACTTGTACATAGCGCTCGTCATGAGCCAAAGCATGGCATACTCTGACCAGTGTTTCTTCATTGGTAGTAACCACGTAAATGCGGCAGAACCCAATAACCATATAGCGCCGGTTGGGTCTACAAATTGAGCATTCGATACAACCTCGAGCATGTAAATCACATGCGGCTGCAAACTGAACCTAATTCTAGGGTCCTGTGGTTGTTGAGTGTCCCACCTTAGCTTCGATCGCTTAACTCTCGCATTAATCTCAGTCGCGGTGTCGAATCCAAACAAACTCGCTCCAGCCGCTATAGCGATTAAATTGTCCACCGAATTAGGCAACGTTTTGTCGCCAGGACGACGGTCATATATTCCAATTCCAGATCTTAACTTTGTTAATATGCTTTCGAACTGTTTACGTTCTTTAATCGTTATGTGCTCACCACGAAGATAGTAAGCATAAACTAAAAATAACAATCCATTGTGGTTCAAAACAGTTGGGCCCATTCCAAACCCAGGATGAGTTTCATCCTTTTCTAGTTTCATGAGGCCGTCGTCAGCTAGATACGATTGTTCGATAATTTTAACAGTATTATTCAATATTTCATAATGAGCTGGAGGCGAATATTCCATTTCTAAATTGTGACATCCGTTTTAATAGTTTCAAAATATGCCAATGCAATTTAGTGTTCTGTAAATTTATGTTTATTACGGTTTTGTAAATTTCTGTGGCGTTTTGTAATGTTAACAATTCGAAGGAGGTCGAATGGGTTTATTTAATGCTAAAATTGAGACGAGCGGTAATTCGAAGTACTTGACTTTGAAGTCCGGCGATAGATATGTCGGCACTTTTCAGGGCTCACCGAAAGAGGGTTGGGTGCTCTGGATCGACGGTAAGCCTCAACCCGCAGAGTACGGGACACCCGGCGCTAAGTTTCAGTTCGAAATGGCTTTCGTCTTGAAAGACACTTTTGAAGCCAAAATCTTTAAGGGCGGCGTTTCTATTTATTCACAACTCAAGAAACTGGAATCCGAAGGCTACGACTTACTCAAGACTTGGATTTCTATTTCTCGTAAGGGCGAGAAACTGGACACCGAGTACATGGTGATGCCTATTCCACAATTCCAAATTCAAGGTGCCGATGCAATGAACATAGAAAAGGCTCTTGCTAAGTCACCCGCAAAACAAGCCAATTTAGGCTCATTATTAACATCGGATGATGTGCCTTTTATGCGTAAGGAGTGGTTATGAAACTAACAGACACGCAACGAGTAGCTATTAATAAACAACTAACCGCGGGTCACTCTGCAGCTGATCTCGCCAAAGAGTACGGCGTCAGTACGAGCACGATTTACAACTTGAAAGACGCTAAACCTACTAAGCGAGTAAAGAGACGTACTAAAAAGAAATCTGATCATAGCGAGCTTGTGATGCTTCGTGAGTCGAATACTTTTCTTATTCGTCGTAACGATGAGTTGAATCAGTTGATCGGTGAACTCTACGCTGAACAACGGCTTGATAATTACTAATGGCAGGCCCAGTATTTAACCTCAATGAGACCCCTGATCGCGTAACCGTATCTCGGGGGCGTAAAATATCGGACGGTCAGTACGGTAGTCACGACCTCTTCTTCAGTTACTCAACTGATTGCGAAGAGGGCGAGACCCCCGTTGATGCTTTTAGACGAGCGCTCGTTGAGGTGAATAGGGTCTTATCTGCTATGGAGAAGCAACTCATCGAGAGTCTGACACATAAATAAATCTTGGCATGATCCTCCAACGCATTCATGCTGAGGTTAATGGCGACAGGGGCGGGGGTTAGATTTTGGAGTAACTCGTCTCTGTCGCTTTATTAAGGAGACTAGATTATGGAGCTTACCGGAGAAACAGCCATTGAAAGGTTGCGACGCGAGAAATCACAACTAAGAGCCGAGCTACCAGGGATGTGCGAACGCGTTTCGGTCGCCATTGCCATGCTCTATGAAGAATCCGACCCGGCCGTTAAGCTTAAGATCGAACCCATCATCATGCAGATCACCGACATGGAATGGAAATTCGAGCGAATCAAAGAAATTAAGACATTAGTAAAAGCACTCAGAGAGTCGGTATGAATGGACAAGGCAAGTCACCCACTAGTGGCGGCAACCCTAATCTCAGTTGTGGTCGCTCTAGCGGTTATGTTGATCGTCCCAACCGAGCCAAAGAATCGACGCCTAAGCCAAGAGGAGCTATCGGCATGTCTCAATGCCGTATATGCCTTGGACAGGGTAAGTACCGAGACAAAGTCCTCTACACGTGGCGGACGTGCTCGTGCACAGGTGGGTGGGGCGAATCGTGGGATCAAGACGAATGAACATCAAAGAGGCATGTGAGATTGTTTTTGAGGGCCGTGACCCAAAGACCGTGAAGCCTACGCATAATTATGCACGCTCTTATGCACCGGACCCACATGGGATTGATGACCCAGGCGATGAGATTATTCGTGGTTACCATAAGGATTGGTTCGATGATTATTTAGAGAGTCAGAAGTCGAAGAGGTGGGGAGACAAAGAATAAATAAACGTAAGTGCGGCCACGCGGGAACTACTGTAACACCGTAGACGCGTAGATACTCAGATCTGTCATGGTTGTCGCGAGAGTAGGGTTCGAAACCGAAATCTAGCCTCTGGGAGTTGCCGGGTTACCTGGTTGACTGAAATGACTCTGTGGGGGTAACGGCCCACCCGCACTATTTTATATGACTGGTTGGCGCACGGTGAGCGCGGCAGGTACCATAATCTAGACATGCAGGGGATGGTTAAACTCCATCACCAGTCACTTATTTTGTATTAATATGAAATTTATAATCGAATTCAACGAAGACGAGCGAGAACAACATCAAGACGCTCTTTTTGGCGCAAGCTACCGAATAGCTCTAGATGATATGAATAGTTGGCTAAGGGGTAAACTCAAGTATGAAGATCACTCGCCCGAAGCCTTTGCCGCTTACGGGGCCTGTAAAGATAAACTAAATGAATTACGGCGAGAGGCGGAGGAGTTGTAATGGTCGACGACGAACAACCAAACGAGCCAAAAGAAGACAAAAGCAAGCAAGACGCTATCGACTATAAGCGAGACTTGCGTGATGCTGGCAGGTACCGAGAAAAGCTAATCGAACAAGAACTAGAGAAACGAAATGGCACAACTGATCGAGACACATAAAGAAGAAATCCCAGCTGACGAAGCACTAATGAATTTATTCGACAAGAGTGAGTTACTTGCTACAAAGCGAGATGCTGAGAAAAATAAAAAGATCACAACAATCAAGAAAAAGATCGGCTCAATATTCGGAGGCGAATTCGTCGTATCTATCACTTTTGATTTTAGGAGTAAGAAATGAAGCCAGAAAATAACGACCGTTTATATAGCCTTATTAAAGACATTGAGACCGTACAATCAGACCTTTGTTATGCTCTCGATCATTGTGAGGATTTACCAGATCGAACAACATTCTATATGAATAGCGCTCTTACAAGCCTTGAAAGCGCTAGAATTATTGCAAACGAATTACTTTATCCAATACAGAAGGGTTCAAATGAAACAACTACTACCACTACTGCTACTCTCTAGCTGCACATTCACTGCGAATATAAACCCCCCCGAAATAACACCATCACCGTCAACTTCTGTGGGGGTATCGCCGACGCCTAGTGTGAGCCCGACACCTGTCGTGAGTGTGACTCCAACTATTTCACCGACTCCTGTTATTACTACTTCACCAATAACCACTCCAAATAAAGCCTATTTAGGCTCTAAATTAGATCTTTCTTGTAGCGCTCCCATTTTAGTGCCCGTGTTCACATCTAAGGTTACCGCCTACGTTCAAAAAGATTCTGATCTTGCTACTATTGATCTATCGAAAACCGATACTGTCTTATTTAAGCGCGGAGGCACCTACACACTAAGTAAGCAGTTCTTTGTTTCTCGTGGACTCTTCGGTGCTTACGGCGAAGGGGCTAAGCCAATCGTTATTGCTCCAAGCGGATTTGTCAGAACCAATACAGCAAAGAATCTAGTCATTCGTGATCTTGTTTTGAAATCATCCCCAAAGTCTCTTGAGCGAGTGAACGTTCAGAACGACGCGATCCGAGTGGGCCCAGGCTCCGAGAATATTCTAATTGAAAACATGGAGATTGATTCCTTTCGAACTGGCTTCATCGCAGAAAACGCTAACGTTAAGAATGTCGTCCTGAGAAATAACAAGATCACCAATTCCTTTTCGTTCGGCGCGAACGCACCACACGCACAAGGCGCCTATATTGAAGGAGTTGACGGTGTAGTCCTAGACGGTAACCTCTTCGATCATAATGGATGGAAAGAGGGGCAACACAGATCTATCTTTAATCACAACGCCTATGTACAGGTGAATAATAAGTGCCTAATTGCCGAAGGTAACGTCTTTAAAAACGGTTCTAATTTCGGGCTTCAAGCTAGAGGGGGCGGCACGATTAGAAATAATAAATTCATCGGTAACGCTAACCACATGGAGTTTGGATACTGTAACGGCGGCATGGTTGAACTCTACAAGGTGCCTGTCGGTGTGAGTGGCGAGGTTACTGGCAATATGTTCGTTGGCTCTTACGACTGGGGTCGCGGTGGAATCAAGTTCGGTAACACTCTACAAGCGAAAGCCGGTAATAATACTTTCGTCGGCGAGAGTGGCCCACTCATTAAGGCCGAACCCGTTGCATATGATATTGCGCGCCAACGCGGTATCGGTGTTCATAACCTTAAGTTTGAAGGCAATAACTTCGTTTACAACATTAAGCCCGTAAACCGACTTGTCGTTCAAGGTAAGGCGGGGGGGCCCGTGTACTTAAGAGCACCCGGCGATATCGCTGATAAGGCCGGTAATGTTTTGATTTCTTTTCAGTACCTGGGTGGCGATCGAGAGGGTACCGGGATCAAGTGGACAGGAGAGCCGAAACTTATTAACGATATCTATCCTAGAGGGTTTTCAGAGGATGTTAAGTTCGTTGAGTTAAAGGACAAGCCTAGCCTATGATTATAGCGTTTGAGGGGTTGGGCGGTTACCCAGGGGGCCGTCTGTTTCAGGCTCTAATTGAACAAGGTAAGCCACTAAGTGCGTTTCGGTATTTCTCTCACAATAGTCCGGGCATGGTTTCAGATGATATTAGTAACGTAGTCGGCTTCTCATACGGGGCCTATCAAGCGCTCAACTATGCGAGACGAAACGAGAATATCACTACGCTGGTTACGATAGATCTAAGGGTGCCGCTTTTTAAACACAGAGACTTTACTCGCCCTAAGCACCTTAAGAGATGGGTCAACCTCTATCAACACGACTGGCTACACCCCATTAATTTCTTTCTACCCGGCACTAGCTGTAAAGAAGCTGACCTTAATGTGAAGCTTGAATATGTATATCACTGGGAAATGTGTGAGCACCCGAGTGTGGCGCGCACCATAGGTACGCTAGTTTAGTCTGGTCGTTACATTATTCCCGTGCGAGTATTTTCAACATGAAGAAATTAATCTTATTAGCACTCCTTTCTGGTTGCACTTACAACTACCCGAATTGCCCAACCGACTCACCTACCCCAGGCATTACAGTTACACCCACTCCGATCGTTTCGGTTACGCCTTCGCCTTCGCCAACGAAGCCTGCGGTTAGTGAGAAATTCAAAATTGGTGTCTGGTTTCAGCCTGGCAAGTCTCTAGAGAATTGGAAAGCCAGAGGCGTTACCCATCTGTTCGGCCCCGAGCTTGAAGGCTATAGACCCGAAGCCGAGTACATGAACAAAGCACAAGCGCTTGGGTTTCGTGTAATTGGAAACGACAAGATCACGCGTGATTGGCCCGCTTTAGATTCTATGCTTGTAGTGGATGAGTTTGATGCAAAGAAGTGGTCGATGGATCAATTGAGAGCCTACGTTGCATCAATGAATGCGCGCGTACCGGGCAAGAAAATATTCTGCTCCTTCGCTGGCCCGCTTTTGGGTTATGAAAAGGAGGCTCCACGATATCAAGAATACATGAGCCTATGTGATGAGATTAGCAGCAATTGGTATCCAATGTCTCGTAACGCCGAAAGATACAGCGAGTGGCACGTTGCTAATGCGGTTTCATATTTAGTGAAGTTGAAAAAACCACATCAAGAAATATGGTCTATTGTCGAAACTGCGAATATGGGGTTAAAAGATTCCCCACTTGGTCGCGACCCAACGCCCGCTGAGTTTCGTGCGTCTCTATGGGTTTCTATTGAGGCAGGCGCAACGGCGATTGCATATTTTCCAGATTTCTTTAATCCTGCACACGGTGGATGGGCCGGCTTCGAAAGGCTAGCACCAGGGATTGAAGACGAAATGAAAAAGTTTCGTGCAGAAATCGACGTGAAATGGCCTCTAATTAAGGCAGGCAAACTGAAGGTTCGCGTTGATCAGCCGACGAATGCTGTAACTTTTGAAGATGTAAAATAACGTCTTGAACTGATCTCGCAACGAACGCATAACCGCCCGCTTTATTAATAGCATCGATGCACGCTTGCTGCTCAGGGCTTACCTTGCCGTATCTTGTTTTTACTTCAATGGCGATAAATCGCTTAGCGACAAGTACAATAAGATCAGGGCAGCCACGACGACCAGCTGACCGCCTAAACCTACGAGACCTAGGGTCGAAAACGCCAGTAGTTTGAATCGGGAATACCTCGCAGTTAGGGATTGTCTCCAGGTAGTTTTTAATCTGCGTCTTGATGATTGATTCTGGTTGCTGTTTTGACACTCTTTATTTTTTATCACGTAAGTATCTCAGCGCCTCATCTAACTTATCTTCGATGCGATCAAGGCGATCTTTTTGAACTGCGTCTCTGAGTACAACCTCTTCTTTAATTTGTTCTGCTCTATCTATGGCGGCTGATTTAGTGTCGAAAAGATTTACTCCACCGATAGCAATAGCTACTCCGGTAGAAAGCGCGACGGCCTCGGCTTTTAAAAACTCCGCTACCTTCATTCTTGTGGGCCTGAGTGTGAAATACTAAAGCGAGCACACACCCTATTTAGTAGCTGCACCACTGAAAGAATATGCGCTCGCCCTACCATCCTTGGAATCCCCATTAGAGTTTTTGCAACTCTCTAAAAGTGTTCTAAAATCCTCGGGGTTCGTGCAGGTCATTTTCTCTGCAGACTCATCCCCTACTCCTTTAGTATAACTTCGATTTTCTGGCGGGAGTCGCGAGTCATAACAATAAAATGTCTGGTCCTGGACTCTATAGACACAGACCTCAATCTCTAATGGCTTAGGAGCTAAGGAGCCCGCATAGGCTACTGTAGACGTCAGGAATAGAATCAGCGCTTTCGTATGGCCTCCTGAATATCTTTAGCAGCATCCGCGTACTGTTGTGGCTCCTTAGCGTCCCGTAGCTTTTTAAAGGCATTACCCATCTCAATCATCTTAGCCTGTGGATCGGGCCCAAACACCGCCAGAATCTCTTTTAAGAGCGTTAGAATGGTCGGTAGGGCCGCAATGGCTGAGAGGATAGCCGTAACCACAGTTTTACTTTTCTTTTCGCTGAATCGGGGCAAAAGACTTAATGGCTAGTAGTACGGTACCAACCAAGGGAATGCTTTCAAGCTTCGCAAACCACTTGTCGTCATCTTGAGTAGGGGTAATAGCGACATAGGCTTGACCGAGTACAACCAAACCGCCGAGAGCTGCAAGAGCAACCGGAACGAGCGGGTGTAAAGAAGATAACCAAGCTAAAATAGGTGCAAATTCCATAATACGATTCCTTTCGATATTGAAGTATATGGTCTCATGACGTCACAATTATTCAATAGGGTGGTGCGATATGCTTGTTTGTTTTGAGTCAACTAAAGAGTGGATTAGAGAACGTATTGATATCAACAATAAAACTGGATGCTGGGAGTGGACGAGAGCTCTAGCTAAAACTGGGTATGGGGTTTTCACTGCCAACAACGGAGGTGTGGTGTTCCTTGCACATCGTTTTATGTGGTCGCTAGTCAATGGGCCACAACCAGCCGGGACCTATATTTGTCATAAATGTGACAATCGAAAGTGTGTTAATCCAGACCATCTTTTTTGTGGGTCGCCCAAAGACAATTCTATGGATTCAAGAAAAAAACGACGTGGAACAGGTAAGTATTTTCAAATTAAGTCGCCATCTGGAGAAATACTTATAGGTTATAGCACAGCAAGTTTTGCAAAACGATTTGGATTACTACAGTGTGGACTAAGCGACCTTGCTTTAGGTAAAAACAAGACACATCACGGGTGGACTGACATGAAATATATCACCCGCGAAGTTGCCTTAGATAAAAATAAACCTTATCGACGTATTTTTGATTAGCGAATAACCCGCCTGTTGTCTCTACCGGTGTTCCACAGTTGTATGCCGAAACAGCTTCATCTTCATCAGCGTACTTCACGAACTTACTCTTGAGGTGAAGACATCCGTAAAAGAGTCCCGTGTATGGGTCACACAGTTGAGTCGGGTAGCCCCTGAATCGGTACTCATCGATCGCCACTGCGGCCATAATTTGCATTAACCCAAAACTACACCGCTGAAGCATGGTGAGCGTCTCTACACTCATTCCCTCATTCTCTGCGATGTCTCTCACGTCGTTAGCTCTAAGCACCCACCTATACTGTGGTTCGAACCGAACTGCCCACGGGTTGCCCGCACTCTCTACCATGACAATAGCAGCGACTACATTAGGGTCTAGGCCTACTTTAATGGCGACATCATCTATCAGCTCTATGGGTAGACGATTGAGCCACGCCGTCATTAGTATTTGTCTACAATAATTCTAGCTATTGAAAATTGTTCTAGACCTACTCGACACGAGCTTGTGGTCCCAGATGTTCTCTTTGCTATGATTCTGATTGTAACAGTTGTCGTAGATCCAAGCGTAAATGACCCCACCGCTACACCACGAGAAATATTTTGAGTGCCGTTAGCACCAAACTCACCCATGGCAAAACTCATGTCAGCTGTAGTCCCAGTTGTCGACATTGCAAAAGCGCATACGTCACTGCCAGAGTTATTGTAAAACTTCCATCCAGACAGGGTTACTCTATATGTCCCCGCAGGGGCGTTTGTTAGTATTACGCTTGGTGTTTTTCCGTTTGCTGTAGCCCCACCTGTAACAGAAGGCGATACACACCCTGCGTTTGCAGAGAAATCTGAATAACTACTACTTGCGGTCGTGAAGTCACATGGAGTTGTATCGACATCAAATTTTAGAGTGCCGTATTCAGTAAACCCACCCGTTGCACTAGCTGTAAAAGTTAATACTCCACTGCCGTTTGTGGAAAGCAATTGGCCCGAACTTCCATCACTATTCGGCATCTCTAAAGCAGCAGCTCCGATCTTCACTTTACCAGTACCGTTAGCAACTAAGTTCAGGTGTCCATTGGTATCTGTAGCGCTAACGGTGTTACCGTTTAGTCTCAAGTTATCAACATCGAGTTGAGTGGCGCCCGCAATTTCACCCGTAGCAGCATGTGTAACTCCGCTACCATTTAGTACAACCTTACCAGTTCCGTTAGGGGTTACGGTAACATTGCCGTTCACATCAGTACTAGAAATAGTGTTAGCAGTCGCAGAAATGTTACCCGCATTGACGGTTGTCGTAGTTACTGATCCTGCAGAAAACTCACCACTGGCGCCTCTTTTCACAATAGCGTTTGCAGTATTGGCACTCGTTGCAGCGTTCGCTAGTAACTCAGCCGCGTTGATATTCGCCGCACTAGAACCGCCAACCGAGTTAACTGTAACCGCCCCAGTGTTTGCAAGCGTTGCATCTGCGCTCAAGTCAACCGGAGTGGCTACTGAGCTACCGTTACCTACATAAATCTTGCCGCTTGCAAGCGTTTCAGACAATGGGTTGTAATAAGTCGTGCCGTCATTAGACAGCTGAAGCTTATTCAGTGAATCGTTTGCCTTGATCTTAGGCCCGTTTTTAAACTCAATCGTTTGATCTGCGCTCGAACTGCGACCGATTAGAATCCTGTCTTCTACAAACTTCTGCGAAGCGCACGCTTGAAACCCAATTAGACCACCGAATATTGCTACTAAACTTACAATTAATGATTTTTCTTTCATATTATACTCCGAATAGTGTTTGTGGACCGTATCTGAAAACTCCTGTACCAGTGTAATTTGCGCCAGCTATGTTTGTACTTGTATACTGAATCTGTCCTCCTGCTGTAACGCTAAATTCAATCCCGGCGTCGTCACCCACTGATGTAAACGAATACCTCCAAGTTGCATCAGCGAAGTCATAGAACATGTAAAGAGTGCCGGTCTCATAGAGATCACTAGCCGCTGTGTCTGTTTTTCTTTTGATGTAAACACCGATATGAACTGCCTGATATGTTGCAGACGAAAATACTAGCCCAGTTACGTTAGCAGCTGCTACTTGGTTATTCGCTAATGCGAATGAAAGAGTTGTGCCGTCGACATAGCTCTTTGGAGTTAAGTCATCAGGCAGGGTTGGAGTGCCAGGCGCCGGTAGCGTCGGAGTTGTGAATAATGTGTTGAAATCGAATTTTCTTATACCGCTCATCTAACCCCCTCAGAAATCACTTGAGAATATATTGACTGGCTTAATGTCGTCAGTAGTCAATGTAACCTCGTTTTTGCCTTTGTCTATACCCACAATTATACCGTCAATGTTTCGAGTCGTCCCCGCCTCGTAAACAAACCCAGGTAGCTTCTCTGCGCTGATCCTTACAGTATTATTGAGCACTTCACTGAATGCCTCAATAGGTGCCGTAACGGTTAGAATCCCTCTTCGCATACAAAAGAGAATCTCCATTCTATTAAAGATTTCTTGTGCTTCACCGTCAGAAAGCAAGAACGTCTCTACTTCTTTTTCTTTAGATAGCTGATGAAGCGTTTGAAAATTAATAACCTCTACAGGCGTAGAATCGCTCGTATTGATTATTTTCCAGGCGGCTCTTGAATCTAGTATGCCTCTCTCTGAGTATTTGTATTTCAACCTAAGATACTTGTAGGCATCTTTAAATGTCGTTTCAAACTGTATGGAATCATTTCTATTGACGTATTGTGTTAGCTCTTTGTCTGTACTCGAGTTGAACGTCGTTGGCTTTACTCTGGCTATTGACCATTTAAGATCTTCATCTAGGTAGATCCTTGTAAGTGTAGACTGAAATATTTTCTCCAGTAACTCTCTATATGTCGGCATCGTACCGTTCGTGTCGTAAGGTATCTTAAAACCTAACTCTAGTACTTGCTCAGCTTCAAGTGCTGTGAACGATGCTCCATTGATCTCTGTTATTCCCGCTTGATCTAAAAACAGATACACAAGCGAAACGTGATCGGTATTTGTGCCGTATGTGGTTGATATAGTGCCAAACGCGCCGCCGTTAGTTGGCCTATTAGTAGTCCCGTATACGTGCTCAGCAATAACTGTGTCAGAAGGTTCAAGCGGTGTACTCATCCCCACGTTAGCTTCGAAGTTATTCACAAATTGAATCATCGTGTGAGGTATTCCAGTGAGAGTATCGGGTGTCGTGTAGTCACGATTGAAATAGCAAAGATATGGCGTGCCCTGATGAATAACTGTGATTCTACTTACTCGCCCCGTTTTTACGGTATCACCAGTCGACGCTGCACCTGCTCCGAGTGCTGCGTGCTCTATGTAGTTATTCCCGGTATATTGAACATCAGTTACAATTCTCCACTCGTCGGCAGCCTTGTCTAGCCAAACCGTATCGCCAATAATAAACCCAGTTGCATCGTCAACATATGTTCTAGTAGTGGTTGACGTTGGCGATGCTGGCACGGTAGCAAGTTTCCAAACTCCTGTGCCGCTAGTGCCGTCCTTGAGTGATGAACCAAGACACACGCCCCACTTGCGATTAGTGCTAGTGCTAACGTCTTGAAAGTTTACGTTTGTAGCTGGAATGTTTCTAGAGAACCCGTAAACTTGCGGGATCCATATACCGTCCTTAGCTGGGTCTACTACTCCAATTGTGGGCGCAATGTCAGAGTTACCAGTATAATATTTTGCGTATATATCGTCATCTGTGAATATCGTCTTTTCTAACTCTTGGACCTCGAAGAATGTTTTTATTGAAATACTTTTCTGTGTCCATGTGACGTCACCAAGTTTGCCTCTGAATATTTTTCTGATATTTGAAACATCGTCACTGCCTACCTGATGGTAAATCTCGATAGCTCCGTTATTGAATGAAACATACTCATTCATGAACTGATTAAACCACTGATCGGCGTTGTTGATGTTGAGCCCACTACTAGTAATTGAAAAGAACCCGTTTTGAACATCCTCTATAGACTGATTTACAATCGGTAGTTTAATCAAATAAGGCTTGTAATATACCGTGCCAGAAGCTGTATCGGTTGGCGTTCGATACCAGTACTTTGCAGTATTAGACAAAAACATCTTTACCGTAAACGTAGCAAGCCCTGAGTAAAATGCGGTTAACCCTACTGGGCCACCTGTGAAATTGAAATAGAGTAGCTTATTCTCTTCGTCTACAAAGTGCTTATAGGTAGACCCGTCGATTGAGTCTCTGTTTGGAGCAAGAGTTAGGTTCTCAATTCTATCTCCATATGGCCATGGCTTATAATAAACGTTTGCGTAAGGAGAACCACTGTATGCAGTCCAGCCCGTGTCGTCGTCAGCCCATCTGAGATTAAGAATCACATAGCTTGTGACTTGCGCTCTATTTGTCTCAATCTCTGTTAGGTAACTCATAGTGGGCTAGTGATGAAGCTACATGTGTATGGTGTTTTGTATAGTTGAATGGTTGTCTGAGGAGTTAGATATACGGGATCATAAACGTCTTGCACCCAAGCTATGTATGAGTCCGAAGTGAACGTAGGCCCGTTAACGTAAAGAACTAGATGATATACTTCTGAAGCCACAAGAGAAATATCAGTAGAGAACTCAAAATAGATACTCGAATAACTATTTGCAACGCCATTTGCGATATTCGCCTTTGTCTGTGAATTACTACTTGTCGCGATAAGAACGCCAGGCAATCCAGCCCTATCACCATAGACTCTAGCTTGTACTGAAGTATAGCTTGGATCACCGTACTGTATTACCGTAACCCTTAGGGCTTTCAACAAGCAGTTTTCATCGGGCGTGAATTTCTGTGCAACTGTCGTCGCTTGGGCCTCGGCCGTTGTGTATGGCCTACCGTACACGTAAGCGCTCATAGCTCCTCCGCCACATCTATCTTGACGTTGAATATATTGGGTCTTGTTAGTGCTATTCTTGGAGACGAATCAAACCGAACGAATCTGACGTAACGATTGACTGAGCTAGAGAACACTTCGTTCTTGTCGATGATAATGTAAAACGGTTTATGTACACCGAAGAGATCGAACATCTCTCGAAGCTGCTCGACGTCTTCTTTCGAAAGAAAGGCAAAGTCTAAACCGAATTTAGATGTCTTTGGTTTAATATCAGAGAACGCCTGACCGCCTTCCGAGAAAACCACGTCTGTTCTATCGATAAGACTATACTCAAGCGGGAATTGCGCTTTACCAGTCGTGAACTCCTCGTACTCACCCAAGAAGATGGTTGATGCTTCGATGTAGCCGTTAGGATTTTGATCTTCTATTTTGAGGCGCCAATACCTAAGCCCGCCACTAGTATAGAACCCAGTGTCAGACTGTAGAAATATAACCTCATCATCGTTTGTTAACGCTTGTGAATAATTGGGCGACGTCCACTCATCCGTTACGTTACCTTGTAGCGTCAAAATAGCTGAGTCAGATAGCTTCATCGCCTGGTTACGAATGCCAGACATGCAAAACGCTGTGGGGTTAGTCTCGACTCCGAAGTCCCAGGTCATGAACTCATACTGAGCTATGCGAACATAGTCACCAATATAACTAGTAGCGCCAGTCCTATTAGTGGCGGCAAAACCAAGCACATCATAGGCAGTAGAGCCTACATCTGCCATTTTCAAATTAAAAGTCCCGAGTGAAGAGGCTATCTGAATGCGCTTAGTTGATGTCTGTGTGACTGTGTAGGTGCCGGCACCCTGATCTTCGAGCGCAGTCTTCACAGCAGCTAGAAACGTCGTAACTGACGTGTATTCAGCTACGGCAATAGTAGCAGTGAAATCGCTACCGCCTTCATTGAAAACAATACCGCGATTAGAAGTAGTAATGTTCCAATAGCCTTGAGTACGCCAAACCTTCGTTCGTGGTCTTGTCGTGTCAACATTGCTTCCTGGGAATGTGGTAATCTCTGAAGACGGCGTTCTTGCATTCACGAACTCTACATCTGACCATGCTTTAGTACAAAATCTAATGCACATCTAGGCCGTCCTAAATCCTTGGCGGTTGAGGTTTAGTATCACGCTGGCTAGCTCTTGCTCACCGACTATTAAATTAACAGATAGATTCTGTGATCCACCCTGACCACCTAAAAACTGTTCTAGTTGAGATGATAGGTCTTTAGATAAAATCTGTTCACCTGCGGATACTCGTGCGATAGCGCGATCGTTCTCAAACTTACCTAGGTCAGGTATTCGACCACCTTCGGCGAACCCAAGGCCCAAGAACCCGCCGCCTCCGAATAGTCCGCCACCACCGCCGGGCTTACCGCCACTGACTGCATTTGATATTCCTTCACCACCAGGTAAAGCAGAAATCAAAGCATCAACGAAACGGTCTGCGCCCCTGATAAGTTCATCAATAAAAGTCTGTGCCGCTATGATATAAATTTGAGGCAGGTTCTGAATCAAAGATTGAAAGATATCAGGTAGCGCTTTTATGATAGCGAGTTGAAATTTTATTGTCAGTGTTGGGTCGCTAACTATCTTGGCAAACGCAGCTGAAAGTTGTTCTGCTACTTCAGGCAAACGATTTGTAAGCTTAATGAACCCTTGAATTAAAATATCTGGCAGTCGATCAGTAACTAAAATAAAAGCATCAATGAGTCCGACCACTAGGTCAGGCAAAGAATTTATTAATGCCTCTATGAACGCAGGCACCGCTAGCACTATATTTTTCAGCACGTTAGGAATCTCTGTCAGAAAAGCCTGTATTTGAGCTTTCACTAGCTCTGGGCCTTGTGCGAAGAAACTAAACATCTGTTGAACAGCTTCGCCGACTACTGGTAACCCAGTGAGAAAATTAGCCGCGGCCCCTGCAATACTTGCTACAAAGTCAGCTGCTCCGGCCGCACCCTTTTGAACAGAAGCGAAAAACCCCTTGGTTGCCGTTGCAAGCCCCACCACAGCATCCTTAATTGGGGCTATTGCAGATTGGATGCCTGAAGCAAACCCACCTAGGCTTGAGTTAACCTCCGGTGTAATACTTAAAACTAGCGCAATTGTAGTGGCTTTTGATGCTTTAGATAGTTCGTCTTTTACATCTGCAAACGAATCAATGATCTGCTTATTGTTCTGCCTTATTCCTTCAGCAGCCTTTTGTGAGCTTCTAAGCTGTTTTTCTGCTGAGCTAACAAACGCTTCTGTAGTTACTCGTATCTGAGATACTAGTTTCTTTCGCTCTTCTCTTGTTTTTTCAATCTCTATCGATTCGTTCTTTAATGCTTCAATGCTTAGTTTAGAGTTCTTAACTAGATCTTCATTGCCTGTTAGTTTACCAAAAGCTATTTGAAGTAAGTTCACACCTGCCGCAGCTGCAGTGAATGTCTGGTTTGTTTCTGCTATGGTGTCTACTATTAATTCTAAACCGCCAACTATTGACGGAATGATGTTGAGTAAACCTATCAGCGCTTCGTTTACAAACTTGCGTATGGTGCTAGCGTTTTCTGCGATTATTCTTTCAAGTTCACCAAAGAACTTAGATGCTGAATTAACTACAAGTATTACGCCTTCATTCTTGGTAACTAAAAACCCCAACTCTTTAGTTGTATCGTTGATAGCGTTTCTAAGTTGCGTTGTGGCGCCACTGAATGTCTGAAGCTGAGCCGAGGCTCTACCGCCAAACCTAGACTCAAGTACAGAAAGAGTGTTAGCAAAAGTCTCGGCATCGGTTGCGCCTTTTCTAATCTCAATGCCGTACTTCTTGAATGTCCCAATCTCACCCTCTGCGGCCTTACCTACTAGTCGAGCAGCTGACTCAAGGTCAATACTAAGAGCCGCAGCTAAATCCGCAGACGCTTGCGTGGCTTGTTTTAGGCCTGTCTCAGATAGTCCACTCAGCGACTCAATAAGAGCGCCTGCTGAAAGGATAGCATCGTCAGAGAACTTACTTGATGCCTCTAGTGAGTTAGCGAACGCTTCAAAATCAGCTGACGCTTGCTCGGAGAAATTACCCGAACCAGCTAATGCCGAATTAAGCTGATTTAGAGCATCTTCATACGCTATGGCCTCTTGAATGCCAGACGAAAAGGCGTCTTTTAATGCAGAAAACCCGCTCTGAATTACACTCGCTGATAAGAACCCTGCTGCCGTTGTGCCTATGTTTTTTAAGGTGTTCGCAAACCCAGAGATACTTGAATCTGTTTTCTTGGCTTGATCGCTTATACTTTTAAATGAATTAGTAGCTACTTTTTGAAAGTCTTGAAATTCTTTAAGGGCCTTATTAAGATTCGCCGCTATGTCTATTGTGATATCAGCGGCCACGTCGAGACTTCCTTTCTTCGACTTTGCGTTCCTTAGCTATCTGATCTTCAATGATCCGAAACGCATTCGCTCTAAAGTTATCTAGTCTATCTCCGTCGAACGTGTATCCAAGATCCTTTAGAATCTTTCGACTCTCGTACTCAGACACTATCCAGTCGGCCTCGTTTCGACCCTTGAGCCCACGATAAGCCCAAGACGTTTGCTGACGAAGCGAGGCTTCTACTTTCCCAACCTGTCATCGCTACCTAAATACATGCTGGCGACCTCCATAAGGATTGGCCCGCCAAGTGACTTACTTGCATTTAGATCGTCAAACGATTTGAACTCTTGATCTTCGTACTTAAGAGCCACACCCTTGTAGAACTTCTTCGTCTCTACAATGATCTTAGACATAGCAAGTAGGCTATCAGAGTTATTCATCTGTGATGCGCCACCCATAACATCCATTTTACTCATTGCTATCAGTTCACACTGAGTGGTGAAGAGTGGTTGTTCTAGCTCCATTGAACCAGACCATTTCGAACCCTCTTCTTTTACGCATTTAGGGACGTAATTCATCATACAAACCCTAAGTATACTTCGCCGTTACCGCTTGAATCAACGTGACCGCTGAAGCCTAGCTCTAGAGTTACGGTACCGTCTGCATCCGAGATAACGTGTGAGGTATAGACAACTTCTGAACAGTAAAGAGCGCCTGCTTTACCAGCTGCCCAGTTACCATCTGAACTCTTTTCACCGAACGTGAACTGAAGTGCTCGGGTTGTAGAGCTAACGAAGTCTTGAAACTTTTGAGCTTCATACGTTGGCAGTGTGATCGTTGCGCTACCCGAAACTGTTCTAGCACTTGCAACCGAACCGCTAACACCTGAGTCAGCACAAAGACTTGGGATCTTTGGTTTCTCAACAGACATCTCAAAACTAAACGCTTGAACACCTTCAGATACGCATGACGTCTCTGTGAAGTTACCAATGATCAATTGCTGACTCTTCGCCACAATAGGGTTCGACCCATCTAGCGAAGGCGTGTATGGAGCGACAACCGAAATTGCGTTGTCTGAGGTATAAGTTAGGGAACCCGTATCGTCTGCAGCTGTACTGAAACCAATGAGTGCTCCGATAGTAGCAGCGGTGCCTGCTCCGGTATTCCACAAGAGGCTAAGTGTAGTGCCAGTGCTTAGGAATGTGAACTTTCCAGTCGTGCTAGAATAAGTAACTGTGATCGTGTCAGCCGACAAAGCATCAATCTTAGATTGAATCTCTGCGGCTAGTTCGATCGGAGAACGATACACCTTCTGAGTAATAAGCGCTTGAAAGGTGCTCGAAGAATCCGTGAAGTCTAACTTGTAGTTAGATGCAGTAACTTCTAGTGGGTGAAAATAAATCTTTGTGCCTTCGAGTTCAAAAGAAGCATTAATGAATTCGTTTGCAGTAGCTTCTAAAGACATAGAAGTAACTTGCATACCGGCACCTAGTTGTGGGGCACCTTCACCTCGGTAATCCCAAATGCTTAGGCTCGGATGACCCGAGTTAGTTGGCTTAAATGTCACACCCTTGCCAAGAGCCACACCTGAAGCAGGGGCCGCTGCCAGGTTGAAATTAATTGTGAGGTCATCGGTAGCAACACTCTTCACGCATCGGATCGAGTAACCGTTAGTGGCGTCCTTGATCATGACTACATCACCACGGCTAAACTCAGCCCCGAAGCCTCCGCCTACTTTAAGTACAGCTGGGACTGTAGCAGAACCTGCAGTTGAAGCTGCAATCGTTGATCGTTCGGTTGATCTAACTGAAACTGATCCGAAGATTGATTCACAGAACAAATCATACTCTGGCTTCTGACCTTCAACTGAAGAGTGATTTAGGTAATGTGAATAACTTGCAGTTGGGGCCTCTAATCCTTGAACAGCTTTAGCTTGCCCGATTGAGCCCTTGATTTCTGAGTTGGTAAGTGATTCAAAAGAACCCTCTAAAGAAAAGGCTCCGTCCTGAATTGAAACGGCTTGGTTGCCAGCGCTTGGGCTCACTGGAGTGCCTTCGGTCACTTCTTTTACGACAAACCATTTAGTGTTTCGTGTACTTAATGCCATTTCATCCCCTCCTTGGGGTTACTTAATTCGAACCTTGAATTAAGATCAGTTTATAAGTTCATAATACTCTAAATTGAAAATTCCGCGAATAGCAACATAGTTATCTTTTTCTCCGAACACGAACTCGACGCCACCGTCGTTCTGATATTCAAAGTTAACTACGTCTACTGAGCCAAGGTTTCGGAATCCTTCGAAAGAATTCACTAACGACATGAAATCCTCAACCAAGCTTTTCTCTACCGAAGACCGTCCGCTCACATCTAATTGCTTCTTAAACTGCTTACGAGTAACCGATATGATCATGTCGCGACGCACGAAATATCTATTACAACCGATCTCTCGTTTCGAGTTTAGAGCTGGCCCAATAGCAAAACCGTAGCCTAAGGTAAGTTCTTTTTCTGAGTTCTGCTCAAGGCTATAAGGGTTAGTGATTCTCTCGTGTGACGTCAGCACTGACTCGATCTTAGTAATAATAGCGTCGTATGCAGTCGAGAGTGTACTCATCGTCTGACGACCGTTCTCTCAAACCGCGTCTCAAACGAGTCGAGTAGCGTGTTCTGGTTACGGTCAATGTATCCAACTCCGACGTTAAGAGCCGCCTTATAAGCTTTACCGGCTTCGGTCTTCTGTTCAACCCAGTCCTTACCGAACGCCGTGTAGATTATCTCTGCCGTCTTATGAACTACGGCCTCAACGAATACAGCGCCATCTAGTAAAAGATCAGGGGTCACGATCTTTTGATCTAGCTTAAGGTCTCTCACAGTGATCTCGGTCGCCCAAGTGAGTTGATCATCCCATGACGTCTTACCAGTCTCGAAATCCGTCTTTGTGCTAGCCAGAATAAGCTCAGGGTAAAAAGATCCAAGCTCGCCCTCATTAGCGAATCTGTGGCCAACGTATTTCAATACACATCCGGGCGTGAAGTCTGCCGAAAACACGAGCTTTGCCCAATATAGGCCATAGATATTAAGACTTGTTAATCCTGTAATCTCGCTCGTATCTTGATTAACCCAGATAGCGTTCTTGTTTTTTCTCCAAGTGATCGTACCGTTCTGGCCAAACGTAGCGCCTGTGAGTTTAGTCCCGTCAATAACATCAACCGCAGCCGTCCAAGTTGAGCTATCCCACAAGTATACGCTTACTGTAGAGGCTAAAGCATTTACGGTACCGATAGAAAAATAACGGCTAGAAAATGGGTAGATTGAACCAATATATAAGGCGTCCTGAGCTGCTACTATCGGTAGTGACGACGTCCCTGAAACGATATCATTTAGTGGTAAAGAGAGATCAATCAAAGAGCCGTTATCAGAGTGAATGATTCTATTGGTGACAATACTCATTTTACAAACACCCTTTCAAAATCAGGACTATTTGAAACTATTTGGTATAACTCTTCGGTATCAATAGATTCAGGATCAATCCCCTCAACACCTCTAATAGGAATATTCCGTAAACCGTATAGAACAACGCCATTGCAAACGACTCCTTGACGTATGAAATTAGGTATTCTTATTCCTAGTCTCATTAGTATGCGACGTAAACCAAGACTTACTAACTGAAACCATCCGTATGACGTGCCTATCTGATTCATGCACTCCATTGCCGACTTAATCTTTTGCTCGTGCCTTCCTTTTTTAGGTCTAAATACCTCTAGGTTTACATTCTCATCGTCTATGTATTTCTTTAGAGGACTAATAACGACCTCGTATTCCGTCGTTTCACATATATAAGTAGCAAGTACGCCTGACTCTATAATTATAAACGAATGAGACCATTTTGATCCCATGAGCCATGCAATAATTCTGGCAACTAACCAGTTTTTTTGCATTAAAAAGCCTACGTCTGAAGTCTCTAGCTGCATTATTCTTTCGTGCCCCAAATGATATTACATCTAAAGGTATCTGAAGATAGATCACCCTTGGTTGCTATAACCTTTAAATAAAGCCCGCCAGTCAAGTGCCCTAATCCTCCAAGAGCACCAACCGCTAACACACCACTCGGAGGTATAAACCAACCAATATTTGACTGATCGACATCTGTGTCTGTGTAACTACCTACAACGGTTCCGACTCCATATCCTAGAATGTCGTCCTCATCGCTCAAATAAATCTGAACGAAGTCATCAGCGTGGTGATTATTAAAATAAGCGTGACCGCCTTCAATAATTCTAGCCGCAAACTCGCCTACTTCGCCCGGCACTTTCAATAAAACAGTTGCTACACCATCGGTTGTTACTTGTTTTATTTTACAAATCTTAAGAGTAGCGCGATCAGGGACAATAATGCTCATGGTGTTTTCTCAAACCCCTTTGCTCTAAAGTTTAATCTTGTACCGACTGACGTTAGATTGTCTTGCACTCTTATTCTTATATAGTCGTCGTTACCGGCTCCAAAAGAGCCAGCTATTTTTAATGTAAACGGGTTATCAAAAGCAAGAATCGCAAGCATCTCATCGGCTCCGGCCTGAATATCAATTCTAAAGTTACCACCATCACCAGAGAGTGCTGCCCATTTATTTTTAAAGTCCTCTGTTCTTTTAATTACAGGGAATGTTGTAAGCGTATTATTCGACTTGATCTGAATTTGTAGCCCGTTAGTC